TACAGGGTGCCAACTTACAGGATGTCAACTTACAGGGTGCCAACTTACAGGATGTCAACTTACAGGGTGCCGACTTACAGGGTGCCGACTTGAAAAAATTAATTACTCAAACGACAATACTTCCAGAAGGCAAATTAATTGTATGGAAAAAACTGAAAGATAATTTACTTGCAAAACTTCTTATCCCTGTAAAAGCGAAACGAGTAAACGCTATTGGGTATAGAAAATGTCGGTTTGAGTTTGCTAAGGTAATTGCTATTTATGACGGTAAAAAGAAAGTTAAGGAAGGTATTTCAAAAACACCTTATGATCTAATTTATAAAGTTGGCGCAATAGTCACTCCTGATTCATTTGATCCTTCACCACTAATCGAATGTTCACATGGTATCAATGCCTTTATTACTAAACAGGAAGCAATTAATTATTAATATTTAAAACTCAAAAATCATGAATGGAAGAAAAAGAATTAAAGCATTACTGAAAAGTAAAAGACAAGAAATTATTATTCTGAAAAGAACAATAAAGTTAAATGCTGAGAATCACCGATTTACCCTAAATGAACAAAAGGGTATGTATGAAGGTATGCTTCAGGATTATAATGATGTTATGAATGATCTGAAAGTTAAATTGGGACAAACCCAGATAGCTTTAAAAGAAGCTAACAGAAAGAAGTGGTATCAATTCCGAAGGATTAATTAAATTGAAAACAATTATGGAACCAACTACAAAAGAACTACGAATTGCTTTTGAAGAGTTAAGAAGTAAGATGGGATTAAAAAATGAAGATGATACTCCTTTAATCTTTAACAAAGAATATTCCAGGGATGAGTTATTGGATCATTTACAAAAGGCTAAATCTTTAATCAATCCATTGGATAAATTTACGGTAAAAACAAGGATAATATTACTTCAATTTACTAAATAAGAATGGATATCATTCAACTATATCAGGACTTTAGTGTTGACTACAAAACGGAAGGACATAAACATTGCCGACCAGGATGGGTCAACACTCCTTGTCCTTTCTGTGTGAGTACCGGAGGGCATGAAGGTTATCATTTAGGTTATGAGATAGAAACTAATCACTTCGTATGCTGGCGTTGTGGCTGGCATCCTGTTTCTCTAGCTATATCCTTACTCATAGGTATTCCAGAAAAGCAAGTATATGCTCTGGTCAAAAAATATGGAATCCTTGTACCTAGATTAATCAAGAATCCTGAAGTTAAAGCTATTAAAGTTGATTTCAAATTTCCTAGTGGTGTAATTACTTCTGGTTTACTTCCTCATCATGAAGAATATTTATGGAATAGAGGTTTTCTGGATACTGATACTTTGATAAAGACTTGGGACTTAATGAGTACTGGACCAGTGGCTAGATTAGGAAACTTAGATTACAAGCACCGCATAATGATTCCTTTCATATGGAACTCTGTGTATGTATCCTTTGATAGTAGAGATGTAACTAATAAAGCTCTTAACAAGTATCAAGCCTGTCCTAAAGAAAGAGAATTAATCCCTCATAAAGAAATAATCTATTGCAAACAGGAAGCCTTACAAGACACTGCTATCTGTGTAGAAGGTCCAACCGATGTTTGGAGGTTTGGAGTGAATAGCTTTGCTACATCCGGTATCAAGTACACTCCTAAGCAAGTCCGGTTGATAGCTCGTATGTTTAAAAGAGTACCTGTATGCTTTGATGGTGGAGAGCCTCAAGCTATTGCTCAAGCTAACAAGCTTGTAGCTGACTTAAAATTCCGTGGAGTAGATTCCTTCAGAGTTGATATAGAAGGTGACCCAGGAAGTATGAAACAAGAAGATGCTGATTATTTAGTAAAACAACTTATAAAATGAAAAACAGAAAGAAAAGGCTAGCACTTGTAATTGAAAAAAGGAATGCTTTATATCACAAGACGATCATTCATAATCTGGAGTTGGCAACTAAAAATACAACCTTAGCCAATGCCTGTGATGAACTCAGATATAAACTAAGAATGATTGAGAGAAAACATAATGAAAAAAAATGGTGGCAATTTTGGAAATGGTTTAAAACTACATAATTATGAAAAAATTAATGATGATTTTAACCTTGGTTGTTATAACAACCTTGTTTAGTGGGTGTGCTATAATGAGTAATTTGGCAGGAATTGAACCTCCCAATCCTACTTATGGTCACCCAGATGATGTAACTAATTACAGTTCTGGTGATTTTACTTCTATAACTTATATTTACTATTGCCATGATGGGGTGTATATAGCTGAAACTTGGAATCATTCCGGTGGAATAGGATTCTGGGAAAGAAGTCTTTATACTTCAGCAGGAATTTGTAATAAAACTAAATAAAATGAAACAACTATTCAAACACTCTTGGATTGAACAAGATGGTTTCAAAGTAGATCAATGTGAACACTGTGGTCTTATCCGATACTGGGATAGTGAATTTAGAAGGCTTATGTACAAAACCAAATGGAAGATATTCTACTTTGGTATGCCCAAATGCCTCAGAACAATGCATTGTGATCTAATAACTAAATAAATAAAGCTATGAATAAATTAAAAGTAATTATCATTTTAATAATAATTGGGGGAATTCTTGGTTTTATTAAAGGAGGGCTTTTCTCATTTTTTATGATAGCAGGAATTGAGTTTATGTTATTCACTGCAATTGTTATATTAGGAATTTTTGCACTTCTTGATTTTTTTAATAAAAAGAATAAGATAAAAATTTAATAACTAAATAAAGCTATGAAATGAAAACAACAAAACTTGAAAAATTACATGCCTGTAAAGAAGCAAGGAAATATGTAAAAACTCAAAAAACAATCCTTTCCGCTTGGAACAACTGTGAAAGAGGAGATTGGATGTTATGGTTAGCTAAAAAGTTAAATGTTGATGATAAAAAATTAACAATGGCTAAAGCTATGTGTGTTAAACAAGTTGAACATCTAATGAAAGATCAAAGAAGTAAAGATGCTTTACAATCTTGCTTTGATTATGTTAATGGAAAAATAACAAGACAAGAATTGGATGCTGCTGCTTATGCTGCTTATGCTGCTGCTGCTGCTGCTGCTGCTGCTGATGATGATGCTGCTGCTGCTTATGCTGCTTATGCTGCTGCTGCTGCTGCTGCTGCTTATGCTGCTTATGCTGCTGCTGCTGCTGCTGCTGCTGCTGCTGCTGCTGCTGCTGATGATGATGCTGCTTATGCTGCTGCTTATGCTGCTTATGCTGCTGCTTATGCTGCTGCTGCTGATGCTGATGCTGCTGCTGATGATGCTTATGCTGCTGCTTATGCTGCTGCTTATGCTGCTGCTTATGCTGCTGCTAGAGTAAACTCATTAAAAAAATCTGCAGATATATGCAGAGAATATTTAACAGAAGAAGTCTTTTCATTATACAGAAAATTGAAATAAATAAAACTATGAAATGGATTATGTTACTTTTATTTACTCTTGTAGTTGGTATTATTTATCTGATAATCAAAGGTATGTTAGATGCTATTGATCCTGATGAATCTGAATTAGGTATAGATGAACATTCTCCAGAGAATCTGGATGATATTGATAAGACTATCCGATTGTTACAATTGAAAGAAAAACTAAATAAAATTGAAGAAGAAAGGAATTAAATTATGATTAAAGTACCTATTGACGGAACTCATGACTTTAAAAAGACTCATGACTTCACTCAAAATGATCGTGGAGAATCTTTTGATCGTATGAAATGCTCTCACTGTGGATTGATAGGCAGAAGACATTTTAGAAAAGATTTATTTGTAATGGTTTCTGATACATATTCTTCTCAAAGGATTCAGGACTGTGAACGGGATAACTTTATTGATATATACCGTGGAAAACAAATACAAACTATTTGTAATATTCATGGAGGTAAGGATTATAATAATATTCCCATCTATTCCATACATAACATAATTACTCCTCCCATAGGCATTATCAATGGAGAGAATGGTGTATGGGTTCAGGGTGTAACTAAGCCTGTTCAAATACTTCCTGATGAATTTATATTCTATCCTTTAAAATCTAGGTTCAAACCACGTCAAAGAACTATTCCTGTTAAAGTAATCCGAACACGCACTCTTCCTCCGGTAATACAGAGAAAGAGAACTAAATAAATCAGTATTCACTAAAAATGAAATGTTATGAAAAAGATGATCTTATTCCTAGTATTAATCCTGGCAACTTATATCCCTTTGTTTGCCCCTGTTACTGGGATTTTAGACATTCCTATTTCTTCTCCTATACTTCGGACAGGAACTCCCCAGGAGTGGCTTAAAGCCATTGTTTGGGTGGAAACAAGAGATAAGGGTTCAAAGGTATGTAACCGACATGAACCTCAAGCTCAGGGAAAACTTCAGCAATGGCCTATCTTTGTAGATGATGTAAATCGAATACTAAAGCATAAAAAGTATTCCTACAAAGATCGGTTAAACGATAAAAAAGCTGAAGAAATGTTCTGGATTTACCAGAAATATTATAATCCAGAAATGTCTTTTGAAAAGATGTGCCGGATACAATGTGGTGGTCCATCTGGTTATTCCTGCGATTGTACTTTAAATTACTATACGTTGGTTAAGACTCATCTATTTAGCTAAGTATCAGTAATTTAAAACTTTATTTTAAAATATGTATAATATTATCGAAATATTTTAGTACCTTCGTATGTCTAAAAATAGAGAATTATTCATGGTAGCGGACATGATCAAATATATAACCTTTTTGATTTCTAAGTTTTAGGTTTTTAGTTTGAGGATAGTACCCACCGCTATGGGGAACTCCTCAAACTTTTTTAATCTCTACTATTATGCAAAGAACAAAATTACCAAACCCTATTTCACAAAACAATATATCCTATCCTATTCAAGATGAACCTTTAGTATTTTCCAAGGCTGTATTTGATTTATTTTTAAAAGAAGGAAAATTTCCAAGCTTGATGGCTTTATATTCTTTTTATTATTATACTGCTAAATGGCAGAAAACTGATTATCCTAAAGCTACTACTGAGTATGCTGCTGAAGCATTAGGATGGGGAAGAGGTAAATTAATAGCCACTAAAAGACATTTAAAAGAATTAGGTTTGATTGAAGATCAAATATATAAAGATGTAAATGGAAGAGTGATAGGTCATTATATAAAGATAAATTTTATATTCACCACCCTACGAGTTCAACCACGGGTGGTGAAACTGGAGGGAAATGCTTTAAATCCTAATAGTATATATAATACGCCTACGAGCAACAATAAAAATAAAATACCTCCTTCCATTGAACAAGTAACTGCTTATTGTAAAGAAAGAAAGAATAAAGTGGATCCACAAAACTTTATAGATCATTATTCATCCAATGGATGGATGGTAGGTAAAACAAAGATGAAGGATTGGCAAGCTGCTGTTCGTACATGGGAAAAGAATTCATACACTACCCAAACTAAAGAAAAAGATGCTTCTTTGAAGTATAAACCTAAGTTCATTATTGATGATGGTATAAAGTATATTCTTAGTGAAGATGGTTATTATCGTCATTGTCGTACAGGACAAATTTATATAGAATAGGATATGATAGAAAGAAAAATAATCATAGGACTAATCACTTCCACTGAATACTTGACAGAAATAAAAAGTATTTGGGATATATCTTTTATAGAATCGGTCATGGCTAAAAGAGTATCTGAATGGTGCTGGGAGTATTATAATAAATATCAAAAAGCTCCTTCCAAAAATATTGAAGGAATTTACTTTCAAAAACTGAAAGAAGGAAAACTACCCAAAGACTTATTCTCTGAAATAGAAGAAGAGATATTGCCAGGCTTGAGTGCTGAATATGAGAATGAATCTTTTAATTTAGCATACTTGATAGAAGAAACAGAAAAGTATTTTATTGAAAGACATTTACTTTTACATTCGGAAAAAGTACAAGCATTAGCAGGAGCAGGGCAATTAGAGGAAGCAGAAACTTTAATGAAGGAATATTTACCTTTGGATAGGACTTCTAAAACTTTTGATAATCATATTCTAACAACTTATGCTATTCGGGAAAAAGAAAAACCTAAAACCATCACATTACTTTCCCCATGGTTAAAAGAAGGGCAAACTACTATCATATATGCTAACTATGGTGTTGGTAAATCATTATTGACTATTTCTATTGCTTATATATTAGGTCTGAAAGATTATACTATTAAAGAAGCAGAAATTGGTAAGTGGCAGGTAAAGCATCCTACAGGTTGTTTATACATAGATGGGGAATTGGGAGAACAGGAGATGGAAGAAAGAGTAAGTCAATTTGAATGGATAGGTAAACAACATGCTAAGCATAAAATGAAAATATTTTCTATACCGGAATATCAATTAGCCACTGAAGATTCTTTTTACCTTTCTGAAAGAAAAAATCAATTAAAAATAATTCAATGGTTAAAAATCAATTCTACTTATAAATTGGTAGTATTGGATAGTGCTAGTACTTTGTTTGGGTTAGTGGAAGAGAATGATAATAGTGAGTGGAATAATAAGGTCAATCCATTCTTGAGGGATTTACGAGCATTAAATGTAGCTTGTATCTTATTACATCATGCTGGAAAGAATGCTAAGAAAGGATTGAGAGGTGCTAGTTCTATGGGTGCTATGGCTCATAATATTCTCCGGTTATCTAATCATCCTTCCAAGAATACAGAAGAAGGGGAAGCTTGGTTTGTTATAGGTAAAGATAAACAACGTGCTTCAGGGTTTAGTTTTAAAGATTTTGGTTTACATTTCACCCAGAATACAGATCAATCTGAAACTACATGGGAAGTAACCAATGCTTTTGATTAGCCCTGCCTGTTGTAGTTTCCGCTATTTAAAAAATGATTTGTATAATATGTATGAAGAAAATATAAATGTTTTTAATTATTTTATTGTTTAATTTAAAATTTGAAAATTATGATTAGTGAAAAAGCACTGCGTACAGCCGCAAAAGAATTACAAGATGTAATGGGACTTGATCCTGCTATTAACCTTAAAGCAAAAGTTGCCGACCTTCTGGCAGAAGTTACTAATGATGCTATTCCACAGATTCAGGAAGGTGATTCATTCTCTGAAGCAACTCAGGCAGTTATTGATGAGATTAAAGGTGGTGAACCGGAGGAAGAAGAAGCACCTGTTAAGAAAGTTGTTGCTAAGAAAAAACCTGCTCCTGTAGAAGAAGAAGTTGAAGAAGAACCAGAACCGGAAGAAGCAGTTGAAGAAGATGATGATTTAGCAACTCAAATTGCCGATGCTCAGAAAGTTTCTGACCTGGCTATTATCGTTAAAGCTAATAGTGAATTTAAATCATTAAAAGCCAAACTTGCTACTTTTACTAAAGCTTCAGTTCTCAAAGCTGCTATGCTTGAACTCCTTCCTGAACCGGAAGAAGAACCAGAACCTGAGCCTGTGAAGAAGATGGCTGGTAAGGTTGCAAATGCTGCAATCAAGAAACCTGCTGTTGAAGAGGAAGAGGAAGAAGAAACGCCTACCAAGAAACCAGCTGGGAAAGGTAAAACGCCTTTTGTAAGTACCAAAGAAACTTTGGGGACAACCAGGGGTATTGAAGTATTCAAAGCTATGCAGTCAATCAAAGGTTCTCAGACTATTGATGCTATTGCTGCTATTGCCGATGCAAAATTTGTTAAAGCAGGAGGTGCTTCAAACCTTAAGCAGTCAAAGAATATTGTTAAAGTCTTTACCCAGGCTGCTATTGAATGGGGGATTGTTGTTGATAAAGCTGATAAACTTTCCAATCCTTAAAAAAATTATTCTAAGTTAAAAAGCAAGGAGGGATGTAATGTTCCTCTTTGCTTATTTTTAATACTTTAAAGACTTGATAAATGATAAAAAAATCTAAAGTTGGTTGGATAATCCCAACAAATAATCCAAAGGCTTTATTTAATTACTTTCTAAAGAGCATAGATATTATCCTCTGTGATGAATTTAAACTACTCATAGCATTTCAACCACCCTGGACAAGTAAGTTAATAGATCAATTTTTATCTAAATGTAAAATGGATGTTGGTTATGATTTTATAGAACCTAAAAGACCAGTGTCTATGATGATGCTAAGAAATCATTGTGCTATGTTAGATCGGTCTGTTGATTATTATGTCTTAACTGATGATAACTTTTTATTTACAAATGGTACACCTAAATATCCTGCAGATTCATTAACTCGATATCAACAAGTTATTCAATACATGGATGAATTCCAAAATTGTGGATATGTTATGTGTGAAGGTTCTTTAGGAGGCAGTATCCAAAAACTAATAATTAAACCAACACTATCTGGATTAGTAAGCACTCAACGTGGAGTATTTTTTAGAAATATGAAAGGGAGAAATGTATGGCCATCAGATTGTTTAAATATTCCAGGAACTTGTGAAGAAACAATAGTGTGTTATGATATTATATCCAAAGGATTCTTTCCAGCCAAACAATTTAATAACCCTACTCAACATAAAGATAAAATTAAAGTAGAACCTAATAAAAATATAGGTACTATCCATTGTTTAGAGACACTTCAAAATGGTGCAATAAAGTATATAAGGGAAAAGTACAAAACGGATATTTGGACAAATGACACAAGGTTCTTTCCAAAGGAATTAATAAAACAATATTTGAAATCTGGGGGAGATTCAGAATGGTTAGATTCTACTTCAGAGAAGTATGCTATGGATTTTGAAAATGTTCGTAAATATAAATCAAATAATTTATTTTAATTATGAAATATATAATAGGAAATCAAACAATACTTATTGAACAAGCTGAAACTTTAGAAGCAAAAGGAACCCCTCATCAAGTAGTATCTTGGAGGGATTGTGCAGAAACTTGTAGAAATTTAGATGTTATCTGTGACGTTATATCCGCTAAGGATAATTTTTCATTAGATATTGTAGATGGGATAGCTCGTGCTGGTTTTTGGTCTGCCGTATTCCGAAATAAATGGGAGGATTGTACTCTTCATTTAAATGAAGGAGCTAAAGAATGTATTCCTGTATTGAAAAGGAATTTTCCTAATGATAAGATAACCAGTTTTGATATTCGGGAATGGGCACCAAAACAGTGTGATTTAGTAATGCTTGATTTTGATTTCTTTACCTTAAAGAAATTTCATTCCGATAAATGGGAAGGGGTTATCACTTCTTGGGATGCTGCTAGTAGTAAATATCTTATACTTGCTGATGGTGCTTGTTTTGGTTTTAAATTTGGGAACATGAAGCATTATGGTATTTCTGATGAGAAAGACTATTACTATTTACTCAGAGATGAATTAAAAGGATATATGAACAAAAGACTTACCACTGTAAGTAAGTTTAATAATTCTTCCATAGTTCTATTTGAGAATGTCCGAAGGACTAATGATATAAAATTCTTACCTCCTTCTGATTTATTTTTAAGCAAAGGAAGTAAAGTATATGGTGGAACTGCTCCAGATTTAAACCCTTTATTCTAATGTGGAAACAAGTACAAAAAGAATTATTGGTTTTTGATAGTTCTTTAGATAGTTTGTGTGATCTTACCCTAGATACTTTGTATGGTTCTATGTGGGGATTAAATATGCGTTATATGACTTTGGAAGAAGCAATATTAAAAGATAAAAGAGGAATCCTCAATTACAGTTTGCAACGAATAAATAAACTTGTTGATGAACCTTTCTTTACTTTTAAACTTAGACCTGTACCAAGATGTAGAGTAGGGTATGGAACATATGGATGGAAATATGATAAGACTATTATTGAATTAGCTATTGAGCAAGCTTCCATAATAGATACCGCTGAAGGATATGGATATGGAAAGGTGGAAACAGAATTAGGAAAGATATTGAGTTGGGGTAATCCGGTTGAGGTTTATACTAAAGTAAGAAGGGATCATATGAGTTCATTAGCTATTCATAATTCAGTAACCAGAAGTGTAGATAAATTGAATAAGATTCCTCATGTACAATTACATTTCCCAAATGATAAATTTCCTTTAGCTATAAAAGATTTAGCCTTATTAAGGCAACAAGGATTAATTAAAAGTATTGGTTTGAGCAACTGTTCTATCGACATGATAGAATCCGCTCAGCTCTTTCTATCCGATTTTAGCGGAGATGTTGTAAACAGTGTTCAAATTGGTTTTAACATGCTAAATAATAGAGCTAGTAAAATACTAATACCTTATTGTCAGGAAAGAGGTATTTTGGTTCTAGCATATTCCCCTTTAGGACAGAAGTTCCAAACTTTAAAATTTAAGTTCCTTACTTACATAGCTAAAAAATATGGAAGTACAGAAGCTCAGGTTGCTTTAGCTTGGGTGTTATCATTCAAGGGAGTTATCCCAATTCCTAATACAAATAACATGGATCATCTAAAACAGAACTTTGAAGCTAATGATCTAATTCTTGAAAGGAACGATATTTTAGCATTAACAGAATTTTATAATGGAAAAAACGTATAAATCTCCAATTGCAATGCGACAGGCTCATTTAACCTGCCCTTTAGCTTTAGCTTTAGAATCCTATTGGAATTGTGAAGCAGATTGTTTACATTGTATGGGAAGAAGGTTAAATCAGATATGGGGTACTGAGCAGAGAGTTACTGATCCGGAAGCTGTAAGGAAAACTCTAGTGAATGCTCTCAAGAATCCTCATCCTAAAACTATCATAGCTCAAGCTTTACATGCTAAGAAAGCTTTTTTTCTAGGAAGGAAAACTGATCCTTATCAACCGATAGAAAATAAATTGAATGTTACTCGTAGGTTATTGGAAATATTGTCTGAACTAAACTGGTCTGTCGTAGTGTGTTCAAGATTTCAGGATAATATGAAGAAGGATGTTGATTTAATTATTGATAATAAACGAAATATCTCACTTCTTACCGAGATTACCCCAGGTGGTGAGGCTGATCGGGAATTGTTTGAACGAAATCGTACAACTTCTATTGATGAGAGATTACTATTTACAAAGTACTTACAGGATAATAAAGTTAATGTAGGAGTAAGGGGTGAACCATTTATTCCAGGATATCATACTTTCAAACAATTTAGAGACATTTTGAAACGATTAAAAAGCTTCGGTATTAAATCTTATAATACTTACAATCTGCATATAAATGAATACACTATCAAGAGGTTATATGCCATAGGGTTGGATATAGAAAAGATTTGGACTTTAAATCAAGATATATATTGGAGTGCTATACAAAAAAGATTATGCAGGATTGCAGATGAAGAAGGTATTATTTTAGGTTGTCCAGACTTTGTAAATGTTCCTACAGATAGAATGAATACTACCAATACCTGTTGTGGTATAAATGTTCATAACGCTTTAACATTTAATACTCATATTTGGCGAAATTTAATATTAAATGGGGATGAAGAAATAATGGATTATACATGGGAAGATATAGGTACTGATGAAGACTGGAATCAAGCTAAATTGATTATATTAGGTAAACTATCTAAAGTTTATTATACATTTAAAGATGCTGGAATATTATAAATTTAAAACTTAGAAATTATGGATGTAAAAACTACAAAAACTGAAAACAATTCCCATTATGTTTTTAAAGGAGGGAATAATGGAACTATTAAACCTGTATCTAATTCTAAAATAGATGCTGGAATTTGGTCTTATGAGAAACTATACAGTTCTCACAATCCGTTATTGGAATGTCTAGGAGGGATAGCTGATTTAGAAAGGATAAAAACCAAAGGGTTAATTATAAATGATGATTCTTCTTTATTTTATTGTTTATGTTTTCTCTATTTGTATATACAGGAAAAAAATAAGGAAGGTATTAATGCTGATAAAGTTTGGAAATTTATAATATCCTTTTCAGAAATGAAAGGCTTAGATAGGACTTCTGTAAATCATAGTTTAAATTCTTTAGTTGCTGTAGGTATTCTTGCCATGCAAAAGAAAGGATTACGGTCTATTAATTATTTTTTAGATAATGGGTTTATAAATAATGGAGGATTTTTATGGTTCTTTGTAGAAGAAAATAGAAGACAAGTTAAACCGGAATTTGATTTATTTGATAGTTTTCAAACTAAAGGGGTTCTGGAAGAAAGCAGACTTCGTATTGGTCTTATAAATAGAGCAATTAAACAAACATTAAAATTGATATGATAAAAGACATGACCTATTGGGAACTCAGGAAGGCAGTAAGCAAGATAGTTCCCCGAATGACACAACTAGTTTCTTCCAGTCGTAAAGCGGAAATTGTGAGGGAAAAAGGACGCAAGAAAAACTACAGCCAATTTAATCTCCGGCATAGGGAATGGAGAAAACAGGAAAGGTTATTGAATACGGAAGAGATTAATTCCTTCCTAGAAATATCGGTCAGAGCTGCTGCTTGTCCGATGCCTTTTAATGTAGATGTATGGGATGGGTTAATTTGTCCTTACAACTGTATCTACTGCTTCGCAAATAGCTTTCGAGCCTCTTTATACACCGCTTTCTTCGATAACAGTAAAACGATGGGTTTGCGACACTGCAATCCGGACTATTATGTTAAGGAGATGACTAAGATGGAAAAGCTCAGGGTTCTGCCTATGGAAGAGAAAAGAAAGCTTTCCGGTATTAACAAAGCTTTTGCCCTAGATATTCCGGTGCGTATGGGAATCCGGTTTGAGGACTTCTTGAGGAATGAAGGTAGGCACGGTGTAAGTCTAAGGTTGCTGGAATACTTTAAAGATATAGAGTATCCAGTGATGATTAATACCAAGTCTGATTTAGTAGCTCAGGATGCATACCTAAGAGCTTTAGCGGATAATCCGGCCAAGGCTGCCGTTCATATTACTATGATTACTTCTAATGAAGAGATTATTAAGAAACTTGAGCCAGGTGCTCCTTCATACGCTAAAAGATTAGAAGCAATTCGGAAATTAAATGATGCCGGAGTGAGAGCTGTTCCAAGGATTGAGCCTTTTCTGTACCTACTTACCGATGAACCGGATTATGTAGAGCAGTATATGCAAGATATTTGGGATGCTGGCGCCAGACATATTACATTCGATACTTATTCCTACACAGCCAATAACTCCGGACTTCGTCAGAACTTTATTAATGAAGGATATGACTATGATCGTATGTTCGAAGCAGGGTGCGATAGTCAACCTTTTGGTAGTCTGCTGTTAGGAAAGTTTATGCAACTATTCCGTGATCGTGGATTCTCTTGTTCTAGCTTCGATATGGGGAATGCTCCTAGTAATGATCAGGCTGTATGTTGTGAAGTAACGGATTGGTTCAAAGGTGGTTGGAACTATGGTAGTACGGTTTACGCTGCTAGGTTCATAGCTGACCGGAAAGGATTACCTACCCATTGGAAAGACTTTGAAGCTTTCGTTTACAAACGTGGAGGATTCTTAACTGAGGACTTGAGAAGGGAAGTGAAAGAACTTTGGAACCTTGGGGGCAATTTAGCTTATTCCCATAAGTGGGCTGCTGGTATGACTCCTACCGGAAGAGATGAGGATGGAATTATTTGGAGATTAAATAGTACAGATTATCGTGAAACCTTAATAAAAAGTGTTATATAATGTTATTAAGAAGACAGGGAAATAAAGAAAGTATAGCAGATAAAATAATCTCGAACTTTCCAAAGCATAATACCTATATAGAACCTTTCTTTGGAGCTGGAGGATTATTTTTTAACAAACCTTTAGTCCAATATAACATAGTAAATGATTTAGATTTGGACGTATATAATTTATATATGGTACTTACAAAAGATTTTGAAAATTTAAAATCTGCTTTTTTAGAAATGCCTTTTCATGAAGAATTACATAGGTATTGGAAAATAAATAAAGAAACAGATCCTGTTAAAAAAGCGGTACGTTTTTTATTTCTAAGTAATTATGTACTGTACGGAACACCCACAGGAAGTTTACATAGTTCTGCAGCACGTAATCAAAAACAATTATGTTTAGATGATTTTGTTATTGTAAGAAAAAAGTTACAAAATGTGAAATTCTTTAATCGTGATTTCAAAGAGTTTTTAAAAATCATAGATTTAGATTTAAAAAGTAGCTTTATTTATGCAGACCCCCCCTACTTAGCTACAGGAGGTAACTATTCAGATCATTTTAAAGAGCAGGATAGTTTAGATTTATTTGACAGTTTAGAAAGTAAAGGGTCTAAATGGGCTATGAGTGAATTCAATAATCCTTTCATTATAAATCAAGCTAAAAAACGAAAATTAAATGTAATTGAAATTGGGGAAAGAAGAAACATAAATAACAGAAGAACTGAAATATTAGTAACTAATTATGATAACAAATTAAAACCATTATTCTAATGAAAATAGTATATATAGCACACCCAGTAAGTGGAGATATTAGAAAGAATCTAATAAAAATAAAACAGATTGTTAGAGATATTAATATTCACATGCCTGATGTTCTACCCTTTGTACATTATTGGCTTGATTGCCATGCTTTAAATGATAATATCCCTGAAGAACGGGAAAGAGGAATAAAAAATGATATTGCTTTATTAAAAGCTGGGTTCATTGATGAGATGTGGTTATTCGGAAATCATGTAAGTAAAGGAATGCAGCATGAAATAGAATTAGCCAATAAACTTAAAATTCCTGTAATTTCAAAATCCGAATCTATTAATCTATAAATCTATATAAATATGAAAATTACAAGTCTAGTTGAAGAAATCTTCGCACAAGCCGTAGCTCTGGATCAGAGTGGCGGATTAAAGAATACTATCTATGCTATTGGGCATGAGATATTTATTCTTAATTATGATCATACGGTATTGCTCCGTTTCCGATTAAGGAACTCAGAAGGAACTTTTGAGCATCCTATTGCTTTCAAAGCCAACGATTATGATAGTAATACGTTTGAGGAGAAGGATGGTAAGGTGATCTTCTATTCCGGTAATGAGGAATATCAAAGGAAGAAGATTTGTGGAACTTCTGATCTTACTCCGGAAGAGGTAAAGGAACTATTTGCTAAGTACATAGCTGATACGGAAGATCGTTCCATGGTTACTCTTTCCAAAGATGTTCTGTCCTTACTCGATGACGAATTAAGTCATGTAGAGTTTTCCGGTAATGCTGGTGAGTCTATTAAGATGATCCAACGCAATATCTATTCCGGAGGTATCATTGAAGTAGAGAAAGTTGAAGGAGGTATGTTCAAAGAAGAGCTAGAAAATGACTTTGGTCCAGTGGCTATCAAGACCGGAGATTTTCGTGCTCTATTTACTTTCCAGGATGCTTTGAAATTCTCTTTCCCTAGTCGGGGTAAAGAAGATTTTATCTTAGTCAAAGGACTGGATGATAACAAAAGGTCTATCACGGGCATAGTAGCTTGTTGTCTGTACGATGAAGTTATAGCACTTCAGGAAGTAGTAAAAGGAGGAGTTAAACCAAAACCAATTAGGAGGAACAAATAATGGGAGGGAAGTCAAGAAAATCAGGTGGAGTATCGCTAAAGCTTATACAAGCTCTGAAAGCATCCAAAGGTGAGAAGTCTAAATGCATTAATGTACCCAAGAATGAAAAAGAAAATAGAGGTAAGTCTTTATTTGACAAGAGCTCAGGAACTGAAGATTGATCCTAACTTCTTTCTCAGTGAACCTTATTTAAGGTTTTCCAAGGTACAATGTTACTCTAACAAGGGATGGGTCTGGATAGAAGCGGATGGGTGGACTTTATTCCCACCTCTTCCTACAGGGGAAATCATAGCAAATTATCCTTACCAATGTAGAAAGATTTGGTCGGACTTTGAAAACCGTAAACCCAATTACTTTCATAGTGAGTTCTTGGATTGGGAATACCTGCTCGATTCTAAAGCGTTTAACGACATGACGGGAGGAAAGTGGGAGACTTATAGGAAGAATGCGAGAAAGTGGCCGAAAGCCAATCCAAATTGGTTGTATACAGGGTATAATGATCCTTCGGAAGTATCTAGATTACTAGGAAGTTGGTTGGAAGTTAAACAGAAAGATGTTCAGGATGGGAAACTTATCATAGAGTTTCTTTTGAATAATAAGGAAACTGAGGGAATTTCCAGAAAGTATCTTTACAGTAACGGAAATTTGGTAGCTGTAAACGTATGGGACGAAAACTGGAAATATATTAATTTTCGTTTTTGTATAATAAGACCGGAAGAGCCTTATTTAGATGAGTTCGCCAGACTTCTATTCTATACTGATCCTATTATTCAGATAAAAGGTAAACTTATTAATGATGGAGGTTCTTTAGGTAGTATGGGGTTGGAGAGGTTTAAAGATAAGCTTCAGCCTGTAAGAAAAAGAAAAGTTCATTCGTGGTGTATTTAAACTTAAATAAAATGAAAATCAACAAACAAGAATTACAAACTGCTTTAGGCTTGGTGAAGCCAGGTCTTGCTACAAAGGAAGTTATTGAACAATCTACTTCTTTTGCTTTTATGGGTGGACGAGTAGTTACCTATAATGATGAAATAAGTCTTTCTCATCCCGTTCCAGGTTTGGAACTTGAGGGAGCTATCGAATCCGATAAACTCTATCAACTTCTTACCAAGATTAAGCAGGAAGAGATTGATATTGAAGTAGAAGGGAATGAGGTTATAATTACTGCCGGAAAAGCAAAAGCAGGATTAACCCTACAAACGGAAATCAGTTTACCTTTGGATGAAGCTCTGAACGAAAAGGGTAAATGGAAACCTATTCCGGATGGGTTCTTGAAGTTTGTAGCTTTATGTATTCCCTCTTGTGCTCGTCAAGCTACTAAACCGATGCTAGGTGCGGTACACGTTAAGGAAGAGGGAGTGATTGAAGCCAGTGATGGTTACCGGATTACTCGTTGTAGCTTACCGGAAGAGGGAGCAATGCCCGTAGCATCCTTTTTACTTCCGGCAAGTTCTGCTCGTCAGATGCTTTCCCTACAACCTACCAAGATAGCAGAAGGGAAAGGATGGATTCACTTTAAAACCGCTGAAGGAACAGTTTTGTCTTGCCGGATATTAGAAGGGGATGAATACCCTGATACTACTCCTCATATGGTTCTTAAAGGAGCTAAACCTATTATCTTCCCAGGTTCTATTATAGAGATTATGAACCGTGCTTCCGTATTCTCCAAAGATGAATCGGGAGTGGATTCTATTGAGATACGGGTTGAGCCTAAGAGAATGCATATCAAAGCTCAAACCGAATTAGGATGGTTCAAGGAAGAAGTAAATACCAAGTATGATGGAGAACCTCTTGAGTTCAAAATCAATCCGGCATTACTTCAAGGGATTCTATCGGAAACGCAAACCGGAGAACTTACCAAGAACAAACTTGCTTTCCGTTTAGAGGGTTGGGAATATATGACTGTTCTTCAAGCTATACAATAATGGAAGGATTCTTCACTAAGAAAGAAACTGAATCAAAAGCTCGTCCTGACGGGAAGAAACTTACCTGTGTTGTCTGTGGATTATACAGGAAAGTTGAATCCCCCAAGATACCTCCATACGGTAACTTTAAGAAAGGTATCATGGTGGTAGGAAATTCTCCTACTACCCAGGATGATAGAAGAGGAAGTCATTGGCAAGGTAGTGCTGGAAGATTGTTAAAATCTACTTTGAGAGATTTAGGAATAGATTTGTTTGAGGATTGCATTAATATTACTGCTTGTCATTGCCGTACCATGGACAAGAATGAAGAAGATCGGGAACCTACTAATTTTGAAATAGAATGTTGTAGAAAATCTACTCTGGGTTACATAACTCAATATGCTCCTAAAGTAGTTATTCTAATGGGAGATTCTGCAGTATTCAGTGTTATAGGTAATCAGTGGAAGAAAGACTTGGGAACTATACATAAATGGCGGGGATGGTGTATTCCTGACTTAGACCTAAATACTTGGATATGTCCTACATTTCATCCTGATTATATTGAATTTATTAGGACTAAGAAAGTACAAAATCAAGGAGCAGAAGAAACTATTTGGAAGCAGGATTTACAACAAGCTATTGAAAGAGCCTCAGAACCTTTATATGTTTATAAAGAACCTACCATAGAAGTGATTGAGGATTTATCTGTATTAAATACTATTACTTCAGATATAGCTTTTGACTATGAAACCACCGGATTAAAACCTCATGCGGAAGGTCATAGGATAATTTGCTGTTCTGTAGCTACCAGTAAAGATCATGCTTATGTATTTATGATGCCTAAAAGTAGGAAAGGTCGTCAACCTTTCGTTGATTTATTAGCTAATCCTCAAATTGGTAAGATTGCTCAAAACATGAAGTTTGAAGAAAGCTGGAGTGAGGTACGGTTACGTCAACCTGTGGTTAATTGGAAATGGGACACTATGCAGTTTACCCATGTAATGGATAATCGTCAAAGTATTACCGGATTAAAATTTCAAGCTTATGTGCAATTTGGTGTGGTGGATTATGATAGTGAAATAGCACCTTGGCTTAAATCTAAGAAAGAAGAAAGCTGTAATGATATAAATCAAATAGAAACTCTATTAATGCAAGCTGGGGGTATTAAAAAATTACTTCATTATTGTGCACTTGATTCTATTTATGAGTATCGTTTAGCAATGAGACAAATGAGTATGTTGGACAATATATTACCTTTTTGATATGAAACAAATATCTTTCAAAGCTTTTATAAAAGAGCAAGGGACAGATCGTACATGGCAAGAAGAATTTTCTGATCTAGTGGTAGATGATATGACTCCTATGCAATGTGCTAAGTTTCTTATAAGAAGGTTCAATGATACTTTACGTCCAGGAGAAAAACCTAGAGAAGTGGTGAGAGTGAGAAGTTTAGAAGTAGGTGTACTAAAAGAGCATAACTGGGGAAAAATAAGTTTTAGATCAGACGATGAAGGTTATTACCCTTATCAATGTGCTGCTTGTGGAGCTACTGGAAAACGTCATGGGTCTGTTAATTTTATTACTCCTGATAGAAAGCATACTATTTATTGTAAATCAATAATGAGAAGAACAACATGAATATAAACCCTAATACACAAGAAGCATATCAGTTAATGCATGATGGAGCTTTAGCTATGTCTAATGCTGAGCAAGCCGGATTTCATATTGATATGGAATATGTAGAAAGAAAAAAAGCTTTCCTAGTAAAGAAGATGCAACGTACTGAAGATCAATTTAAAGCTACTGACTTCTTTAAGCATTGGCAACATACTTCTAAGAATAAAGTAAATATTCATTCCCCTCAACAACTTTCTAATTTTCTTTATAAGATTAAGAAAATTGATGTAGGGAATCTTACAGCTTCAGGGCAAGGTAGCACTAATGAAGAAACATTGAAGCAACTTAACATACCGGAACTTAACTTGTTATTAGAAACTACCCGATTCAAGAAACCTTGGGATGTATTGAATGGATTTGCCAATGAACAAATAGATGGGGTGGTTCATCCTTTCTATAATCTTCATTTAGTGCGTAGTTTTCGCAGTAGTTCTGATAGTCCTAATTTTCAGAATATACCAAAGAGGGATGAAGAAGTAATGCAACTTTGTAGAAGAGCAATATTTCCTAGACCTGGTCATCAGTTCTTAGAAATTGACTACAGTGGAATAGAGGTAAGGATTAATGCCTGTATTAATAAAGACCCAAAATTGGTTAAATATGTTTCTGATCCTAAATCAGATATGCATAGAGATGTAGCTATTCAATTATTTTTATTAGATAAGCTGGACAAATCTTTACCAGAGCATAGTAATTTACGCTACATAGCTAAGAATGGTTTTGTATTCCCTGAATTTTATGGAAGTTATTGGAAGAATGTAGCTGATCAAATAGCTTGTAATCATGGTAAATTAGGCTATGGGAAATGGTTACCCAATCAAGGTATTGCTATGCCTGAAGGAACTTTATCAGATCATTTCCTTTCTAAAGGGATTAAAACACTAACCATGTTTGAAGAACATGTTAAAAAGATTGAAGCAGATTTTTGGGGAAAAAGATTTAAAGTTTATTCTGAATGGAAAAATCAAAATTGGGATGATTATAAAAAGAACGGATATGTTGATTTACCTACAGGATTCCGGTGTAGTGGAGTAATGGATAAGAAACAAGTTAATAACTATCCTGGTCAAGGTTCTGCTTTCCATTGTTTACTTTGGAGTTTTATTCAATTAGATAAAACCCGAATATCTCAAGGTTGGGATGCTAAATTAGTAGGACAGATTCATGATTCTATAATTGTGGATGTAGCTCCTAGAGAATTGGAACATGTGGCTAAGGTTGCTAGACGTATAACCACTCAAGCACTTCCTCAAGCTTGGGAATGGATCAATGTACCATTAGATGTGGAAATGGAGCTTTGTCCGGTTGATGGTAGCTGGGCAGATAAGACAAAATATATTAATTAAATTTATTGTATAATAAGTAAAAGAATTTTATATGAGTTTATATCAAAAATATCGTCCAGCTACCCTGACAGAGATTAAGGGAAATGCTGATGTAGTAACTGCTTTAACTACTATGTTGGAGAACAAAGAAACCTGTCCTCATGTATTTTTATTACATGGAAGTACAGGTTGTGGTAAAACCACCCTAGCTAGAATCATTGCTAATGAATTAGGTTGTTATATGGATAGTGCTGATTATACAGAAGTAAATACTGCTGATAATAGAGGTATAGATACCATACGGGATATTATTTCTAAAACTCAATACCGACCTATTGAAGGAGATTGTAGGGTTTGGGTAATTGATGAATGTCATAAAATGACCGGAGATGCTCAAAATGCTTTACTAAAGATATTGGAAGATACACCGGAACATATTTACTTTATTCTTTGTACCACTGATCCTAATAAAGTGATAGGTACTATAAAAGGAAGGTGTCAGCAATTTCAAGTAAAACCTTTACCGGAAACTCAGATGTATGGGTTGTTAAGAAAGATAGTCAGAGCTGAAGGAGAGAACATTGAAAAGGAAGTTTATGACCAGATTATTTCCGATTCTCTAGGATTCCCCAGAAATGCTATTCAAATCCTCGAACAGGTTTTATCCGTACCGGAAGACAGGCGACTAGAGATCGCCCAGCAAACGGCTTTAGAAGTGTCTGAATCCATAGCTTTATGTAGAGCTTTATTAGAACAGAATGTATCTTGGAAAAAGATTAGTACTATACTTACCGGATTAAAGGAACAAGAACCTGAGGGCATAAGAAGGGCAGTACTTGGTTATGCCTCCAATACCTTACTGAAAAGTGATAACGTCTTATGTGGGTTAATACTGGAAGAATTTATCAACCCTTTTTATGACTCAGGTTTTCCTCAATTAGTGTTAGCTTGTTATAGTATAATTAAAAACAAATGATATGACTCAAAAAGACCTTAGATTAAAGTATGATGCTGGAGTAAAAGATTCTCCTTTTGATGAGCACTTACAAATTTATGTTGGGGATAAGAATGTTTCAGAAGATAATCTCAGTGATGTAATTTCTTACATAGAATATCTTGAAGAAGAAGTTATTGAACTTAAAAAGCAAATGAATCTATAATTAAAAATAAATGATATGAACTATGAAGATGACATAAGAATTGATGATTCTGCTCTGGACGTTGAGTGGTGTGAACAGGCAAATCTTTCTATGCGTTATGGAAAGCATTATGCTGAATGTCGGAAAGCTTTAACCTTATCTGAGGAGAAGATCAAGATTGTTAGGGCAGAACTAATCAAACTTGCTAATCAAGACCCAGATCGTTATTTAGGATCAGGAGTTAAACCTACTGCCCCTAATATTGAAGCTTTTTATAGAAATCATGTTAGGCATAAAGCTGCTAAGGATGAATGGGTGGAAGCTCAGTATGAACTAAATATGGCAGAAGTAGCTAAAAATGAAATATCCTTCACTAGGAAAGCTGCCTTGGAAGCTTTAGTAACTTTACATGGACAAAACTATTTTGCTGGTCCAAAGATGCCTAGAAACTTAACTGAGGAAAGAGCTAATTGGGATAAGAAAGTAAGTGCTGGTATATCTGCTAAAATACAAAGAAGGAGGACATCATGAAAGACTGGTTAGAATTAATAGTTAAAATACTTGTTATTGGAATAAGTATATATATAATTGGTAGGATTCTTACCAAAGCAGCATTGAAAGAAATAGATAGATTTTTATATAATAAATTTAATAAACATTCAACTAAAACAAAAAACGATGGCAACGAAGAAAAGAGAAAGTAGTTTCAGAGGTAAAGTAGCCTCCAATGCACAAAGAACAGCCAGTACAGGAGGGGGTTCTAATTATTTACGTGCTCCCAAAGGTATATCCTTTTTTAATCCTGAACCGGAAGGAACAGTCAAATTGGATTTCATTCCTTATGTAGTAACTGATGAGAAACATCCTGATAGAGATGCTCAGGAAGGAACTGCAGTAGAAGGTTCTTTATGGTATCGCAGACCTTATCGCAGACATAGTAATGTAGGAGCCGGTAATGGTGACTCTGTAGTATGCCTTTCTTCTTTTGGTAAGAAATGTCCTATTTGTGAGCATAGAGCTAAAATGCAAAAAGAAGGTGCTCCTAAGGAAGATTTAAAGCCTCTTAATTCATCCAAAAGGAATCTTTATATTGTAATCCCTAAAGGTTCAAAGAAGTATGAAGAAGTACCTCATATTTTTGATATTTCTGATTTTCTATTTCAGGAATTACTTACCAAAGAATTAAAAGAGAATCCTGATTTTGAAATATTCCCCGATTTACATGAAGGACTTACTTTAAAAATTCGTTTTGAACCAGGTTCTATGACTACTGCTAAACCTTATCCTGAAGCTAATAGGATTGACTTCTTGGAAAGGGATGAAGAATATGATGATAGTTTATTGGATGATATTCCTAGTTTGGATGATATGTTGACTCAATTATCTTATAAGGAATTGGAAGCTAAATTCCTTGAAATAGATGATGAAGATATGGAACCTGAGGATAAACCTATCAAAAGTAAGAGTAAATTCAAACCTGTAGATGATAATGAAGATATTGAAGAAGCTCCTAAAGAAAGAGTGGCTAAGAAAATAAGCAAACCTGCTCCTGATGAAGAAGAAGAAAAACCTGTTCGCAGAAGTGTAAGAAAACCCATAATAATTGAAGAGGAAGAAGATGAACCAGCTCCGGTAAAGAAACCTGCTAAGAAACCTATCATAGTTGAAGAAGAGGAAGAAACACCCCCAGTAAAGAAACCTATTGCTAAATCTAGTAAAAAAGTTTGTCCTCATAAACTTAAATTTGGGGTAGATGCTGAACAATATGATGTCTGTGATACTTGTGATATATGGTCAGAGTGTGTAGCTGAAAAGGAAAAAAACGAGTAATATGAATATGCTCAAAAATAATAATAAAAGAGATGATTTCAGATTGGTGGGGGTTTCATTACCCTCACCTATTTCTGATTTTATGACTTTATATTCTGCTGCTTATGGTACTTCTAAATCTGCTATATTCCGGTATCTATTAGAGAATTGGGTATCAGAAAAACGACAAACTGAATCTGATAATACTCTTTTACAACGTATAGTAGTAAGAGTCAATAAACAATGGAAGGTGTATAAAAAATCTTCAGGTACTAAATCTATGGTTGTTTTTAAAAGACAATTAACTGAAGAGTTATCCAAGAAAGGATTGTCTGAAGATCAAATAAATTTTATTCTTACTAAGATAAAACTATAATGGAAAGAACAAGAACAAACAACAAACTTTCTACTCAAATGGTGCGTAGAACCAAAGTTAAAAAGCCTGAGGAAGAAAAAGAATATGATGGTAATTTTGGTACTGTTATTAGCACTGGTTCTACTTTGTTAAATTTAGCTATATCTGGTGGGCGTATAAGAGGTGGGGGTTTGCCTGGAGGTATCTTAGTAGAGGCTTTTGGTCCATCGGGAAGTGGTAAAACGGTGTTGTTATCAGAAATAGCTGGAGCAGTAGAACGTCAGGGTGGAGAAGTCCGGTTTGATGATCCTGAAGCTAGACTTAATGCTCAGTTTGCTAAAATATTTGGATTTGAAATAACTGATACTAATTATGCTAAACCGGATAAAGTAACCGAAGTATTTCAAGGTGTACGAGCATGGAAACCTAAACCTATTCAGGAAGGACTTATTCACGGTACGTTTGCTGATTCTCTGGCTGCTCTTTCCACTACTATGGAAATGGATAAAGATGACGGTGATCCATATGGTATGCGCAGAGCTAAAGAATTTAGTGAAGAACTTAGAAAGACTTGTAGAGTAATAGCTGATAATAATTATTTGATGGTTTGTAGTAATCAAGTGAGAGAAGTTATTGGAGCTACTCAGTATCAAGAAAAGACTTCCACTCCTGGAGGGAAAGCTATGGGATTCTATTCTAGTTTAAGATTACAATTTTCTAATCCTACCAAATTAAAATTAGATAAAGAAATTGCCGGAAAAAAGCAAGTACGCATTATAGGAGTGGAAGTTACCATATCTGTGTATAAAAGTTCTATATGGAAACCTTATCGTGCTGCTCCGGTTACTATTCTATTTGATTATGGAATAGATGATATACGTCAAAACTTACAATATATTAAGGATAATACCACTAATACAGTTTACACTATTGGTGGAGAAAAACTTAATGTAAGTATTGATAAATCTATTTCCCTGATAGAGCAAAGAGGTTTGGAAGATGTTTTGAAAGAAGAAGTTATTGATCTATGGGAAGATATAGAATCAAAATTTGCTCAAAATCGTAAACCTAAAATAAGATGAAAAAATCAGTTATTATTGTTTATGTACCTGCAAAAAAAACACAGGAAGAAAAAGATTTCTTGGATGAGAATTTGAAAAAAATAAAAGCATCTAATTTACATGATGGGTTTAATATGTTATATATTGAAGACCCAGCAAGAACAAAAGCAGAAGTTGAAGTATTTTTTAATCCTTTCCAAGAATGAGAATAAGTCTAATCATACCACCATCTCCTTTCTTGGGAGATGAGAAACGGAATGCTCCACTGGGTATTCTTTATATTGCTTCATGGTTAGAAGAACATGGGCATGAAGTTTATGTAACGGATTTGAGAGGAGTGGATCCAATTGCTTGGGGACATCATATTTTACGAGCAGATTTATATGGAATAACTGCCACTACCCCTGAATATCCTTATGCTCTTCAAATTGCATATCTTATCAAAGTACTTAAAGGAAAAAAAGCTTTAACTGTTCTTGGTGGAGTTCATGCTACTGCTGAACCTAAAAATATTGATCCTATAATGTTTGATAAAGTTATAATTGGAGAAGGGGAAGGAGCTATATTAGAATTAATTTTAGATTGGTTTGATGGAGTTGAAAGAAGATTTTATACTTCTTTTGCCCGACAAGGTAATTTGGATTCTCTTCCATTTCCAGCAAGACATTTAGTTCCCGAATCTTCTATTGTTAGTTTGACTTCTACTATAGCTGGAGAACGATCCACTACTATAATTGGTTCCAGAGGATGTCCATTCAATTGTGCTTTTTGTGCTTCTAAGATTATGTGGGATAGGCATGTTCAATTTCGTAGTCCTGATAATATCATATCAGAGATTAAAATGCTAATGATAAAGTATGATGTACATCATTTCCGGTTTCAGGATGATACTATGACTCTTAAACCATCCTGGATTATTGAACTTTGTAGGAAGATGAAACCTTTGGATATTACGTGGAGATGTACTACAAGAGTAGATCAAGCTCATTTTGTTATTTTAAAGGAAATGTATGATGCTGGATGTTATGAAATAGCATTTGGTATTGAGACATTGGAAGATAAGGTACTGGAAATGACCAATAAGCAAATTACCACTCAGCAAATGGTTAAGGCAATTAGTGATGCTCATTCGGTAGGATTAAAAACTCGTTTGTTCTTTATGATAGGACTTCCAGGACAGGACGAAAATATAGCAGAGAATATAATTCAGTTTATTGAAGAAACTCATCCTACTGCTGTTAATCTTTCTACATTTGTTCCCATGCCAGGATCAGATATTTATAACAATCCCAGTAAATATGGTATTGAGATTATTGAACAGGATTGGAGTAAATATACGATGTCTAAAGGATTATATGGTGATGAAGTAAATCATCCATTTATCTTTAAACATGATAAACTTTCTGATCAACAACTTCGGGATGCTAGGGAAAAAATATTGAAATATTTTGCTCAACATAATTTAATCTTTAATAAATAGAAATCATGGAAAATTTAATTATTATTCTTGGAAGTATTTCTTTAGTAATACTCATAGCAATACTTTTAGCATTTCCTGTAATGTGGCTTTGGAATTGGCTTATGCCAGTTATTTTTGGTTTGATAAGAATTACTGTTTGGCAAGCTCTTGGTTTAAATATGCTTTGTGGATTTTTACTTAAATCTAATTCAAATAAATAGAAACTATGAAAACAGTAATTACTTCTAATGGAGTGGAATTTAATATAACTCTTGAACCCGAAAATGAACTTGAAAAAGCTGTTGTTAAATCAATGAATCTTTTTAATCAAAAAACCATTATAACTAAAAGTGATGGTGAAGTATTATCTATAACCACAGATACAAGTAATAAGTAATGGAAAGAACTAAACATAAAGAAACAATAGCAGGAACATATCATTCCCCTCGTATAAATGTAGAATATTCTAATGGAATATATAATATCCTTGCTCTTGATCCTGCTACTCATTGTGGTTGGGCTGTAAGTAGGCAGGTATATGGAGTATGGAATCTATCTGCTAAACGGGATGAAAGTGCCGGTATGCGTTTGATCCGGTTACGAAGTAAACTACATGAGATCATTCCTGCTGAGAATATTAACCTTGTAGTATTTGAACGTCCTGGTGGAAGATTTAAAGCCTCCATTATTGTGCAATCAGAGATACAAGGTCAAATAAAAACAGTATGTGAAGACATGTTGGTTGAGTATAGAGCTTACTCTAGTAAAGAGATTAAACTTTATGCTACTGGGAAAGGTGGTGCTGGTAAACCAGCTATGATTAAAGCTGCTCAAGATAAACTAGGTTATCCTGGTAATGATGATAATGAAGCGGATGCATTGTGGTTATTAGAAATGGCTAAAAATGATTATAAATGATACAAAGTCTTGCTATAAAAAATTTTCAATCCCATAAAGATAGTTCATTAGAATTTGATCCTGGTGTTAATATCATTATTGGAAATAGTGATTCCGGTAAAACTTCTATCATTAGAGCTATTAGAAAACTAGTCTTCAATAAACCTTCAGGAAATGAAATGAAATCTCATTGGGGAGGAGAACTTAATATTGAAATGTTTACGGACGATGCTCATGTTGTTTATAAGAATGATAAGAAAGCAGAATACATTTTAGGGGATTCCCATTTTAAAGCATTTGGTACGGATGTGCCGGAAGAGATAACTCAAGCCTTAAATCTAAATACCATTAATATCCAACAACAATTGGATAGTCCTTTCTTACTGAGTGAATCTGCCGGAGAAGTAGCTAAGCATTTTAATAAGGTTGCCCGACTGGATAAAATAGATTTAGGTTTACAAAACATAAATAGTTCTATACGGGAAATAACAGCAGATATTAAATATGCTGAAGGACAAGAAATTTCTTTAACTGAAGAACTTACTAAATTTGAGTATCTTGAAAAAGCTGAGATTGATTTAGAAGTATTGGAAGGAATGGAAAAGCGATTAACTTCATTTTATTCCAAGAAACAAAAGTTAATGGATTTGAATGCTAATTATTATGATAATAGCATTCAAATAGATTATCATAATCAAACTTTAGAATTGGAAGAACCTATTAACAAAATACTTGATTTGTATAATAAGAAAAATGATTTAGAAGCAAATTATGCAGATATTGTTTCTGACATAGGAGCATTAAAAGTAATAAGTAAAGAAATTGAAGCTCAGCAAGACTTAATTACTATTGAAAAACCTCTTACCGATTTATTACATTTAAACCTTAGTTTAAAAACTGCCGTAGAACAAAAGCAAAGCCTGTTTAAAGCCTTAAAAGGAATAAATAGTATAAAGATACAGTTAAGCCTTTCGGAAGAGGAATATACAAGATTACAAGCTAAATTTGAAAGATTGTTTCCTGATATATGTCCATTGTGTGGAACTAAATTAAAATGATATGGAAAGAACTAAAATAAATAGAATCCCTTCAGCAATCCTAACTAGTGATTGGCACCTGCGTGAAGATACTCCAATATGCTATACTGGAGATTATCAAAAGGAGCAGTGGAATAGTGTTGACTTTATTTCTGAGTTACAAAGGAAATGGAGAATACCAGTTTTACATGGTGGTGATTTATTTGATCATTGGAAGCCATCACCATGGTTAATTAGAATGGCAATAGAGCACATACCTGATCAATTTATAACCATATACGGTCAACATGATCTTCCACAACATAATCTTGAGTTAGTAAATAAGTGTGGAATTAATGTATTACAAGCTGCTCATAAATTAATTGTTTCTGATCAATGTCATTGGGGGCAGATACCTTCTTCAAAATCTAATTTAAATCATATATTGAATATACCCAGTAGGGAAATTCTTATTTGGCATAAAATGAATTACCAAGGTAGATTACCATGGCCAGGATGTACTGATCCTATATCTGCTGCTCTATTACGAAAATATAAACAATATGATTTAATCCTTACCGGAGATAATCATAAACCATTTACAGAAGAATATGAAGGCAGGATATTAGTTAATCCTGGATCATTAATGAGGATGGATGCTAATCAAATAGATCATAAACCAAGAGTTTATCTTTGGTTTGCTGAAACAAATGAAATACAACCCATTTACATACCGATTGTAGCTAATGTCATAAGCAGGGAGCACTTAGATATCAAAAAAGATCGTGACCTAAGAATAGAGGCATTTGTAAGCCGACTTAATAGTGATTGGGAAGCAGATATGTCTTTTGAAGATAACTTAGATCAATTTTTTAAAACAAACAAAACTAGAGAACCAATCAAACAAATTATATATAAATCTATTGAGTAAATAATTGAATTGTATAATATAGAAATCAATAACTTAAAACATGGAAATTATGAACAGAACAATTGCCCCCAGGAAGTCCTCAATCAGAGTAGGATTAGAAGCTTATGTAGTAGCATGGAATACTTGCTTGAAAGAAGCAGTTAAATCTATGGATTTGGTAACCTTATTAAGGAATGCTCATCCTGCTTATCGAGCTAATTATACAAGGGAGTTATTAGAAGCAGGTTTGATTCATAAAGGACAAGCCAATGAATTTATTAAAATTGTAGGCTAAATGGAAGTAACACCGCTGGAACTATTAGAAGCAGAACTTGCTAAATGGCAAAAAGCTTTAGATAAATCTAAGAAGACTTTTGATGAAGGAGGTATAAGATTAGTAGATCATGAAACTCATAAAGCTAATCTGGAACCTAAGATTGCTAAGTATAAATATGC